CTTTTACAAATGAATCTGTAAGTAGATAGGAAAGATGAGGATATAATTTAGGAATATCATTCAAGTTTTCCACTTGAGATATTGCATCATAAAGATCACTAGCTGCGTTCGTTCCTATAAAAGTTTGTTTTCTTTCACCACTGATTCCAAAGTATGTACTATCAAAGTCTGGGTTTTCAATGGCAGCTTTTATTTGAGCAAGTTGTGATAGACGCTTGTTAATATTTAAAACCTTACCACTAAGAGTTGCTATCTTACCAGCTTTTCCTATACTATCTCTAAGACCATTAACAGCTTTATTGAATGTATCTAACTTATCTTTTCTAAGTTTCATCAGATCACTTCCTTTAAACTGAATACCAAGAGTTTTTAAGAAAGCCACTCTATCAGACACACTACCTAATGCTCTAGGAACAGATCCTTGAACACCATCAAATGTTTTTGTGTCTTTATTTTCTTTAAAATATGGACTCTTTCCTCCTTTAATAATTTTTATAATAGACTTAATCATGTCAGACTTAGCTTGGTTGGCAGCACTTGCTAAGTTTGCATCACCTATCTGTATATCACCATTCTCTAATATGTAATGAATCTTTACATCAGGGTTTTGTTTCTTAAATGATTTCCATAGAGCATTTAAAAGATCAAGATCGTAGTCTTTTGTAAGATTGGATAGATCAACTGGTCCTGGAGTATCCACCTTTCTTCTAGTGATACGAGTGTATAATGTTCTAAAATCAGGATCTTCTTTTGCCATCTCTCTTATTCTATCAAGCATATCTTCTACATTACGAGAATTATATGTCTTGTTAAGAACCTTTACAAACACTTCAATTGTTGAAAGAAGTGTAGCTCCACCTATAGAAGATCTTACTAATTCTGTCTTACCTGGAGTGGTTGTACTCATTTCCACAGAAGGTAGTGTAGAAAGTAAAAGTTTAACTGCAGCGTTAGCTTTCTTGAAATGATCTATTTTATCAGATTCCTGATAGTCTGATTTTCCAGAATTATCTTCATCTGTTAATTGTAGTTGATCATTCTCATCAAACTCAATGTTATACTTCCTAAGGTATTCTTTGTGTTTAGCAACTATATTGTCCCAAGTGACATCATTCATAATAGCAGCTCTCATAGCTAATGATTTAGCCATTTCACCAGCAGCTTGTTTTTTAGTCACTTTGCCTGCATCAACAAGATCTTTTGCAGTTTTATATCCTCTAGTAACAGTTTTTCTAATTTGCTCTCTAAGATTTGCATACACCTCAGCCTTGTTCTTATTAGCAACATTGAAAAGACTTTCGTTCTTTTCTATAATATCACCAAGAGTTAGATAGGTCATGTGTTGCATAATATCATGCACCTCTTGTCCTGTGAAGCTTGCTATACTAAATTCAGAATCATCATTTGCATAAGCATTCTCTACATCTATAATTCCTTCTTTAGCAAATGCTAGTTTAGAATGATATGGAGAATAGTTTTTATAATATCCACTACCTATTTTTGCAAACAAGTTAGCTGTATTAGTTTGTGCTTTTTCTCCTGTGAAGAATTCTTTAATGAAGTTTACAAGATCAGCAAATAGTTTAACTATAAAAGGTTTTCCTTCTGTAGGTTTAGCAGGAATCTTTCCTTCCTGTACGTAATCTCTAAACTCTTCAGCTAGTTGTTCTTTAACTTCTTTATCTGTAGCATCTTTATAATTAACTTCTCTTTGTGTTTCTCTATCTATAAACGTTCCTTTTCTAGCCCTAAATTCAGCAAGAACAGCTGTACGCTCTTTAGGATCAGAGAACATCTTCCACACAGCTTCAAACACTTCATGGTATGCTGTACCAACCTCTGCATTCTCATATATGTAAATAGCACCATCCTTGAGCATACCCCAAGCTTGTCTACCATTTGTAGCATTAATGATGTTTTTCACTCTATATACAGGAACATTAGGGAAGTTGGCCTTTAACCAAGATTCAAGTTTAGTCCAGTTTTCTCCTTCAAAGTTTTTTATTCTTTGCTCCATAGCAAGTCTGAATGGCAATTCAGTATCATCATCTTCCATATCATCAAGATCGTCCTTCAACTCATCATCAATTACTATTGTCTCATCTCCATCATCTCCAATAATCTCTTCAACCTTTTCAGCCACCACTGCTGTATCTTCTTCATTTTCATCATCTTCAATAATAATTGAATCTTCTTCTTTTACTTCAGGTTTGTATTTATTCACTTCAGACATAATTGCCTTAGCAATAATTGCCTTCACTTCTGTAAAAGCTGCAAACTCTTTCTTTCCAGACGCAACTAATGCCTCTATAACTTTAGGAGCATCTCCTTTTTTAAATAAAACTTTTATACCATTCTCAAGATCTTTATTTTGTAAAGCTTGACCATCTGCAAAGTAGTATAATGTTTTACCTTTTGATGTAATAAAAGTGTTTATTGTTTTACCATCTAACACCACTTTACCTTTAGGAGCAAACTTCACCTTACCATCATCTTTCTTCTTTCCTTTCTTTTCTTTTGGTTCTTCTTCCTCTTCTAAAAGACCAGACACTTTCATCACTCTTTTCTTCTTTTGTTCTTCTTTTGGTATTTCAAACTTATCTTCAGGATGTGTGATTGTAAAATATATGCCCTTTCTATTAGTTTCTCCTTCTTCAATTGGTTTCATACTAACTGTTAGAGGAAGTGTTTCCTCATCTCTAACATCACCATTCAATCCACCGTTCTCATCAGGAAGATTTTTAGATAGTAGGAAAGATTGATAGTTTGGCCAATCTCTTTTTACAACTTCACCTTCTTCACTAATAGAAACTATTTCTTGATATGGTTCATTCCAATCAGACTCTGTCATTCTAGAGTTTACATTATTGTAAATTCCTTCTAGAAGACCAATTATAAGATCTTTATTAGTACGAAGTGCTGATGGTGTGAATGATATGTTTTCTCCTTTTCCAGATATAAATAGTTTAAGGGGTTTTAATACATCATCATTACCTTGTTCTATGTCAAAGAACACACTATTATATCCTGCAGGTTTACGATTGCCATCTTGGTCTTTAGGTGTACCCCAATAAACAATAGATCTTAAATAGCTAAGTAGGTATTGTGCTTCTGTAGAATCAAGTCCTTCTTCCTCATTCTCAAACATATTTACGCAAACACGTAACATTGCATTATAAACATTGTTAGCCTCTTGTTTAGTTAGCTTTCTGTTCTTAAGTTCTACGTATGCATTTTTAAGGTTTAAGAAAACTTTACCAATTGCATTTGTAAATCTGGTAGAACCATTCTCCATGATTTCTTTGTTGGTAGAAACCTCAACAACAGGATTTTCTAAAAGATCATTCTCTGTTATAAGCCCTGCATCTTGTACAGATGTTTTTGTAGGAAGAGGTTGTTTAACACCTTTATCATCTACATAACTAAGTGGTTCAGGAATACCAAATGATGCATTAATTTCAAATGGAGCTTTAGGAGGATTTTTAAGAGTTTCTGCTCTCCATTTATTATACTGATCAGTTAATGAATCTTTAACAGTTTCAGAGGTTGAATCTCTGAACATAGATTTGCCATTAGACCAAGTGGTAGTTATAGGAAACACTTGGAATATTGCAGCATTAAGATCTTGTGTAGAAAGTCTTTGACCATCCACTCCCACTAAATGCACTGAACCATCTTCAGCATCCACTTCAACCATAACAAGAGCTATAGTCTTTTTAGGATCTACTTCTTGTGTTGTGTCACCATTATCTTTTAAGAATTGTGTAAGACCAGGAAGAATGTCTTTTTCATTCTCACTTGTTACAACCATCCCACGAATCTGACCTCTATTAGGAAGTGTTTCTAAATTTGCACCAAATTGATTAGCTCTTACATGATGAGGAGCTAGTTCTCCACCAGCAAACAATTCTGAAGGAGCAGTTGTACCTGTAACAACATTGATGTCTGACTTCTTAGCATCTGCTTCATATTCTTCTTCATTAGTTTCTATACTAATTCCTGAATCTGCTGTACCAAGAAACTTCTTAATTAGTTCAGTGTTTTCAGCAAACTTCTTTTCTTGTTCTACCTTTTGTTCATAAGCATCCGCAGCTTTTTGAAAAGCTTCTAACAATGCACCTTTTGCAACACTCTGGTTAATTAAATCATCAAGACCTTTCTCTAGTTCTTTAAGCTGAGCTGAAAGTTTATCAGCCCTCTTTTCCATATTAGGAATATTCAACTCTTCTCCAAAAGATTCTATCTGATCTTGTAAATCAGAAACTATTTCTGTAAATCCTAATCTATCATTAATGAATTGTTGAGCACCTTGTTCTCCTAAATACTTTTCAAGTCTTTCTATATAGTCAGACATGAACAATGGTATATTAGGATTTTCTTCTTTAACTCTTTTTAGGAAATCATTGAACAAAGACATTGCTGTATTAATAGCTCCTTTTATAGAATCTAATAATGATTTACCTTGTTTAATGGCATCAGTGGTATTGTCAATCATTTCTTCAATAGCCTCAATTTCTGCTTTAAGATCTTTAACCACTTCAGAATAACTTTCAGGAAGCATGTCTCTATTGTCATACATTTCCTGGAAGTAAGGAAGGTTGTTTTCAAGTTCTTCTTTCTCTGCCTCTAAACTAGCTACAATACTTTCTACTTTTTTATACTCTTCATTTAGTGCATTTAATGTTTTCTTTGCAGCACCTACAAAAGCTTTTCTTTTAACACCAGCTTTTGTCATACTAAGATTCTCAATGGCCTCATTAATTCTATCCATCTCTTTCTTAGCACCTTCAAGATCTTTATTGATCTGTTCTAATCTTTCAGTGGCAGTTTTAAAAACCTCAGATATAATCTCATCTCTTTGATCATATCTAGCTTGTATTTCTTCTGCTGTCACTTCTTCATCTAATGCAGCTTTTGCTCTTGCTGTTAATTGTCCAGATGAATATATCTTAGCTTTGTCAAATCCTTTCTTAGCTTTAAACTGATCTCTAGTTACATTAAATTTCTTCTTTCCATCTAAAGAAACAAATTGTAACTTATCTGTCTTACGATTATATCTAATAGTTCCTTCAACAGATTTACCACCTCCTAATTGATATGTAAAAATTTGACCTGCAGTTTCTACATAAAATTTAGCATTAGGATTTTTTTCTAAAGCAGACACTTCTCCAACTTGATGCTTCTCAAAAAAGCTCTTTTCAACTTCATAAGTTTGTCCTTGTATATTAGGATCTAAAGAAGTGGCTTGTATTATAAGTTTGCCTTCTGGTGTCTCACCTATAACAGTGAATTTAGAAAACTCCTGATAGTATGTACCTTCTTTACTTCTTCTCATAGGAGCTCCTGAATAATACTCCTTTCCTATCTCAAATTCAAAATCTCCATCTTTTGTTTTAATAGGTAGTATTCTTCCTACATCCTTAGGTTGTATTTTAGGTTTTTCTATTTCTACATATTTTCCTGGATTCTTTTTAAGATCGTTATATTCATTTAAGAATTTTTCTCTACGAAGATTAAGTTCATTTGCATCTTGTAATGTTTCTAACATCTCTTCCTTATCTAATCTATTACCACTTTCAAGATCTGTAATTAATTTATTATAATTATCAGTGTTTCCAGCTAACACTTCATTGAATATAGATAGTATGTCTATGTTAGTTCCTACCAACTTAGAAGTTAATTCAGGAATACGTTGATCATAATCAGCCACCTTTGTAGCTGCGTACACCATCTTATCCATCACTTCTGGTGTATATACAAGTGTACCATCTTCATTCACTATATTTCCATAACGTAAATTTAAAGATTGATATAGAGATTTTATATTGTCTGCTGTAGATTCTAATCCATTAAGTCTTTTTAGAAATGCTTCTGGTTTATCTCCAGCAAGAGCTTTTCCTTCTTGAACAAGTTGATTAAACCCATCCACTGTAGATGCAAGAGCTCTAAGATCATTGATGTCACTTTTCACAAGATCCATTCTACCAAACTTAATACGAGGTGTTAAGTAGTTGATTATATAGTCTTTCTCAAGATCTTTACTCTCAAGTACATCTCCTTGTTTTAATGCAACTTCTCTATCTTGCTGTATAGCAATACCTCTATCAACTGAATCTACAGTGTCTTTTGTAAAGTCAGATAGTTTGAATTTATTAAATTCAGCAATTGCTTCTGCTGTATTTTTTGCTCTTTGTTTACCTTCTCTATAATTCCCTTTAGCCATCATCAATGCTCCAGATAGACCTCCTATAAGAACATTCTCCATTCCTTCATTTGTTCCAATAGTTTTTTCCACCCCTTCAGCAAGACTTCCTAACCAATCACTATCTTGTCCTCTATATTTTTTATTATAATAATCTTGTGTTCCCACTTGAATAGCAAACTGAGAACCTTCTTCAAACCCTTCCGCAATAGAAAATGTATAAGGTCTTATTTTATCCACTGCAGAAATTAGTTTTCCAAATCTAGCAGGCTTTGCAATAAATTTTCCTGTAGCATCTGTTGCAATGTCTCCAATTTCTCTTGTAAGACCATTGATGATTCCTTTCTCTGCTTTATAAGAACTTCCTAATATTTTTGGAAATTGTATATAGTTTGTAGCAGTGAGCAACACTGTATTTAAAAGAAATGATGAGTTTCCTACATTATCAGCCTGAGCATTAATTCTCTCAAGATCTTCTCCCCTAGGAAGCATTCCTCCATTTGCATTTTTATATTCTTCTATCAAGTTATTTCTAAATTGATTAAGATTTCCATATGCTTCAAAACCTGCTTCTCCTGTTGTAGAAAGTCCTGCAACTACTGCTCGTTGTCCTTTATTTAATAAATTATATTGACCTAAAAATTTATCAGAAAGACTCTTCACCTTTCCATAAGTCTCAGCTGCTTTATTTGTTGCTACCAATGCTTCTTCTGTAGCAGCTAGTGCCTCACCTGCTTTCCCCATAGAAAACAATTTAGCAAGACCTGGAATTGAACTCAATCCTTTAGATGTTGCTAACAGTCCTGCTGAAAACACTTGTCCAGATAATGCAGCTCCTGCAGCAAATCCCAAGTTTTTTACAATACCATCCCATAAAAAGTTTGCTGTAAATAGTTTTTTTGGAGAATACCAATCAGCACTTTTTTCAGCTTCAGTGTAATAGTTAGGAAGAGAGTCTTCTAATTCTTTATTAAACTCATCGAGCTTTCTATTAAAATCATTATCATAAAATGAAGCTGCTCTACCATCATTATACCACTGACCAAGTCCATTAATAAGCCCAACAGTAGATTGTAAAAAAGTAGTACCTGTGGTGGCAATACCTTTACCAACACCACTTACCATCTTAGATCCCCAACCCTGTCCTTGAGCATATATCTCTTCCATGTTCTCTCCAGGAAATATCTTTTCATATCTACCAGTTCCAGGTAGTGCTGTTGCAGGAGTGTTTGTAAAATATGCTCCAGCAGGTTTTTCTAATGCTGCTAGTCTAGAAGACATTAAGTCATAAGCATCTATTGGTCCACTAGTAGAACTTAGTTGTGATGCATAATCAGGAACCAAAGAGGGTAAATATCCTGGTTGATTCACTGGTTTTATTTCTTCTGGCATATATTATTTACTTTTTATTAATGATTTTATAAAAACATCATCAACCTGAGATGCAAAATTAGCAGCAGATTGATCAGATATAGGAACATTATAAGGAAATAGTTTCCAATCATCTCCTTGTTGTACATAAAGTTTAGGAAAATATCCACCACTCCCTTTAACAAAATCAATTGCTACATTATATTGTTTTGTATTAGTTTGGTAGTCTTTTATAAATGCTGTAGAATATGCATCATCGGCTGTATAAGGATTAGCAAGATTTGTAGAACCATAAGGAGATGCATTTATTGTAGATTCAATTTCATTTACAAATAAAGAAGGTGCTTGTTTTCCTGTTAATAGTTGATAGTCTTTTTCTTTAATAGGTTTTAATGTAACAACTCCTTGTGCATCTGTAAACTGTAATTCATAAGAATTCTTTCCATATCTACTTGTTGCAGGAGTTACATTGATTTGAAATTGTGCTTTTTCATCATTTGCAAGTTTAGCAATTGTTTCATACTCACTATCAATATCTTTATAGTCACTTGCTATACTACTTAATGATGTAGCAAGATGTTTCATCTGTTCAGGCTTATCTTTATATAAAGGAATTCCTTTGGGAGTTCCCACTTCACTAATTCCTTTATAATATTGCTCTTTCAACTTGGCACTTTCTGTATAATTTTGTTGACCCATTATATTCATCAAACCTTGTATAGATGGATTATATTTTGTAGGAGTTGCACTAGTTATCATACCTATCATATTTTGACCTCCAAACCCACCTTGTACTTGTGATCTTGTTTGTCTAAGTATTTGATTAAATCCAACCTCTCCATATTTTTTTATCAAATTATTTTTTGCAGACTCAGCTTGACTTTTTACAAGATCTGAATTAACAAAACGTGGAATAGCAGCATCTCCATAATGATAATAATATTTTGCAACATCCACCATATCGCTCTTACTAAGTGTAACTTTATTCACCCCTTGTCCAGTAGCCAACAATACATTTATAGGAGCAACATTCACTTTAGAAAAATCTACTGGTGTAAATCCTACAGCATTAGAATTAATATATTGTTGTTCAAGCTCCATCTTTCTTTTACTCACTCCCAATCTCTTTCCAATATCATTTATGTTTCTAAAATCTTGTGAATACTCAGCCCCTAAAAATTCTCCTTTTGAATTGTTCCATTTTTCTGTGGCCTTTTGTCCTTGTAAAACAATATAATCATTATAAGAATGTCCTGTTTTCTTTGCAAAGGTTGCTATTTGTTGCTTCATTTGATCTTCTGTAAGTCCTCTACCAGCATTTGTTGCCATCCAGTCAGCTATTGCAACTTTTTCATAAAGTTTAAATTGTGCATCAGAGTCATCTTTCATTCCTTGTAAGAAGGAATTTTCAAAATATGTTGGATCTTTTTGATCATCTATTCCAAGATCTCTAGCTGCTCCTGTATAAAGTCCTGCGCCTGTAGGTTTTCCATTCTCATCAACAAGTCCTGCTTTAAACAACTCTGTCCATCTTTTAAGATTCATTTCATCAGTGTCATGTCTTTGCTGATATCTAAATTTTTCTTCATCAAGTTGAGCCTTTCGTACATCAAGTTTAAACTTATCTCTATCCATCATCACCTCTACAGCAGGATTCTTAGAATACTTTGTATAAGTTTCTTTTGTAGCCATTGAATTAGCTATACTATCTAAATAATTATTTGTGTATATGCTACTCCTAATAACATCATCATCTGAAGATTTTAATCCCTCAATAGATTCTTTTCTTTTATTAATACTCTCGTCTAATGAAACAACTCTTTCTCTTAGTTTATTTATTACTTCTGGATCACCTTTTTTTGTTTTAAGTTCTAAGATTTTATCTTGTAGATATTTCTTCTGTAACAATGCTGATTTCTGATATTCATTAAATCCTTCATCTATCATTGAATGTAATTCATCTGTAGTTCTTCCTTTTAATTTATATCTTCCTGTAATACTTAATTGTCTATAATCATTAGAATCTAGTCCAGATTGAAAAGCATTTAATATTTTATCTTTATCTTTTCCTTTAAGAAGAGTTTCAGCCATTACATCATTGTATTGTAACTTTCCATTTATAACAAGTGGGTTTCCATTAGCATCTGTTTTAAATAGCTGTTGAACTATTGTAGAATCTTCTCCTACAGATTTAGCAATCTCTCCAAGTTTTTTAAATACATCTGTATAAGGAACATATTCTGCAGAAAAAGATGATCCTGCAGTGTTATCATTCATCCACTTACTAGCTTGTGTTGAAAAAAGATCTTCATTAGCTACATCAGATTTACCTTCTTTCTTTTTAGCTTCCATTATACCAACTTGCTTTCTATATTTAGCTGTAGAGCTTACAGCATTCTGAACAGTTTCATCTCTACCAATTTGTTTAGCCATTCCAGATACAGAATTCACTAATTGGAAGTTTGAGAAATCTCCTGCTGCTACATATTTCAAATTGTTCCCAAGCTCATTGAGTTTTGTTTGTAGATAGTTTTTATCTACGTCTTTCAACACGTCCATACCAGCAATGTTGTCAATACTTTGCTGTACCTTTTGAACACCTTGCTCATATTGAGCTTGCTTTTGCATACCCACCTTTACCATTGCCTCAACAGGAAGTGTTGATACATAGGGATTAAATTGTGTTATTGCGTCAGTATATGAAGCCATATTAAGTTTATTAACAAATGTAATTTAAAATATTATAACTACCAAAGGATGTAACAACTTTCGGTAATCTTGTGTAATTAGAATAATTAGAAGTTTTTAAGAGCTCTTACGATAGAACCATTTCTAGCAGTCTCTTCTTTCTTTTTCTTTTTAAGAATTGTTTCATATTCATATCCTTCAGGAGCAGCTTGAGCAGACACTTTACCATCTGCAGAAATATCAAACTGTGCTAGAGGATTGTAATTCTGTGCTCTACCAGATTTACCAAATCTATAGTTGTAAAGATTTTCATATATTTGGAGAGCATTATTTTCTGACTTGTTCTTAGCAATCTTATCAGACATAGATTTTTCTATTTCCATTGCTTGGGCTTTTGTATTAGATCTTGCTTGAGATTGTTTAGCAGCTTGATCAGCATATATTCCAAGGTTCTTAAGTTGAGCATCGTTCAATGTAGCAATGTTCTGATTGTACACACCCATTCTTTGAGCTTGGTTTTGTCTAAACTGTTCTCCTAACACTTTATTCTTCTCACCACTTGCTGTTGCTAATATAGATGCAGCAGCTGCAGGGTTTTGTCCAGCCATTCTTTCTGCAGCTCTTGCTTGTGCAGTTATTTCATTCAATTGATCCTGATAAGAAATGTCATATGGTGTTAATAGTTGAGGTTGGTATCCTTGAGCAAACACTGGTTCCACTTGATTCATTCCTGCAGCCATCATCTCAGGATAAAGATCTACATTATAGTCTGTATCACTAGGTCTTAAATAAGGAGCAAGTTGATTAAGTGCAGTCATCCAAGGATCTTGCTTAAGAGGTTGTACAGCAAGTGTAGTAGTTGGGCTAGTTGTTTCTGGGTAGTCTACAGCAGTAGGAGCTGTAACCTTTCCTTTAAATCTTGGAGCCTTATCTAATTGAGACATGTATTGTTCTGTTCTTTGGCCAAATATTTCATCTTCATTAGAAGCAAGATCTGCAGTTGTAAGCTTTTCCTTCTTACCTTTAGTTGTAAGAGGTTCTCTACCTATCACTTTTTTTGCAAATTCTGGAGCAAGTCTATGGAACTCTTGTTGAAACTTAAGTACCTTATCACCCTTTTTTTGTGTCTTAGCCTCATCGTAAAGCTTCTTCAAGTATTCATAATCTTCTTGTTTTAATGCAGGAAGATTTGTTCCATCTTGTGCTTTGAATATTTCTTTACCGTATTTAGCCATTTCTTTTTGTGCTTGTTTATCTATTTTAATTTTACCTTTAGCAAGAGCAACTACATCAACACCATGTTCATTAGCTGTATCATGAAGTGCAGTTTGTACACCAGCAGCATTTCTTTTTATTTGAGAATACCTTTCAAGATCTTTATTTGCTCCATATAAATTTGCCTTAAATGAATTCATTTCTAATAGATCTGTTGGAGTGAATGATTTGAGATTGTTTAGCTTTTTTGTTGATTTTTCTATAAGCTTGTTTAATTTATTCTCTTGATGTGCAACATCAGCAATATAGTTTTTAAACTTCTTGTTCTGCATACTTTCTCTTACAGCTTTACTTGTTTCAGCTTTGAGATCAATCTTACTAAGAAACTGTTTAGGCATTATAAGATCACCAAATACTAACATATTCTTTTCCCCTGTTTGAGGATCTTTCATCTCTATAGCAGGTTCACGTTTTTCTACTTCAACTTTTGCAGGAGCATTTTTAGAACCAAATTCTGCATAATCTGTATAGCTATCATGAATATCATTACCATAATCTACACCTATTCCTGTATGCCCATTACCATCAGATTCACTATGTGCACCCATACCAGGAAGACCTCTGAACATAACAGTCTCACTATCATCATGAGGATTATTTGAAATAGGTTCAGCATATCCACCCCATGTAGTTTTAAGAGAACCACCAAAAGCATATTGATCTTGAGGATACATATTGTTCTGTGTAACACGTCCACCAGTTCTCAATGTATCCATCATAGGATCAGGTTTTAATAGATCACTCACCTTATGTTCACCAAACTGTGTAATCACTTGTGGCAACCAATCATTGCTCACCCATCCATCTTCTGCATAAGGAATATCTCCACCGTTTCTTACATGAGCAGAATATTGAGATTGTAATCCTTGTCCCATAGAATACATTGCTGCTGTTTGTACATTACGTTTTGTTCTATTTTGAGCCTTTTCCATTTTCATTGGATTTCTATCTAATAGTCCTCCACCAATAGCTCCAACAGTTTGTCCAATTGCTTGACCTATAGCTTTTCCTGCAGGTCCTCCTACAGCCATTCCTATAGCTCCACCAGCTGTTCCACCTATATCAGCACCCACTTCACCACCTGCATTATTTCCTGTTACACCTTGTCCAATCATTTGTCCTGCATTTCCTACAGTTGCCCAAGAAGGAGCTGGTATTCCACTACCTGCATTACCAAAATCTAATGCAGTCATACCACCTCCAGTTTGCATTCTATGTATAAGTCCACCAGCTCTGTATTGTTTTACTATTTCAGAATCACTCAATGGTTCAAATCCAAGATCTTGATAGATGTCTCCAGGATTATACATGTTCTGTATCTCTGTTTGATTACCACCTATCTGCATACCATCTTGTGCCTTAAGAATATTTGTATTTCTTCCTTGAGGATCATTAAGTTGTCCTGGTTGTATTACTTTATATGGATCATCTGGTCTATCATACATACGTCTTTTTTGTTCTGGTTGTGACAGAGCTGCTTGTAAACTAAGATCACTTACAGAAGCTTGTTGTTCTGCTGACTTTCTTGCTTCTTTTTCTGCTTTTAGTTTTTTAATACCCCCATACACTTTTCCTGCAAGACCTGTATATTTAGAGATTGCATCCATAGGATCTTTTTTAGGAAGATTTCCAGATCCTGCAATTTGTTGCTGTAAAGTTCCTGCATACATAGGATCTAACATTGGAGGATTTTGGTTTGGATTTAACATAGGAGTTTGTCCAGAAGCATCTAATGGAGGAAGTGTTCCATACATATATGGATTTGTTTGTGCTGCTTGCATTCCTGTCATAGTTCCACCTGCAGGACTATTTAATCCAAGACCAGTTTGTCCTTTAGGAACTTTCTTACCTTTTTTAGCCATTCCTGCTAGAGCACTAGCATCCATCCCTCCTTCACCACTACCAATCATTCCCATGATTTTAGAAACATCCATACCACCCCCACCTCCACCAGCAGCAGGTTTTTTTGCAGCTTGTTGAGCTTGTTGTGCAGCTTGTGCTTGAGCTTGTCTTTGGGCATTTGTAGAACCTGTCATTTGAAGATCGTAAGAATCATAGGCATTTTGAAAGTTGAGAGGTTGAGGATTATATACATTTTCTCCTCCTGTATAAGAACCTATACCATCTTGTGCTTTGGGAGCTATGGCTTTACCAAGTTTAGCTTTTTTAAACTCTTTGCCATGTACTTTCATAAAGGCTTCTTCAGAAGGATACTTCTTGTAGAATTCTTTCTCATTCTTAACACCAGCGATTTTTAAGATTTCTGCTTTCATATTAGTTGTATTTATCTAACCATCCACCTTTGGTTGGTTTGTTATAGTTTGTGAAATTGGTTAATTGATCTAGTTGCTCAATGACTTTCTCATCCTGTTGATTTATACCATTCTTTCCTACAGGGTATTCTTTGACTTTCTTACCTTTGAATTTATAATTTTTTCCTGGTGTCATATATTTAACATCTCCTTCATCTGATATTCCTAATAGAGGTTGATTAACACCTTGCATTGTTATATCTGGAGAATCTATTTCCACCACCTTTCCCCAGTTATCAGGATTCCAATATCCATTATCATCTTTTACTACACCACCTTCTTTCTTTTGGTTTAACGCTCCTGAAATAAGTCCTGATCCAATACCAACACCTGCTGCAGTTTGTCCAATCTTTTTCCAATCTAAAACTCTAGGTGCTGGTGTATATGTACCAAAACTTAAAGTTTCAGCAAGTGGATCACGTCCTTGACTAATAGCATTTTTAATGCTTTCATAGTTAGGATTGTATGTTGGTCCACCAGAAGGTTTAGTAAAATATTGTTTAGGGTTTGTAAACATTTCACTATTTCCAAATAAAGACGATTGTTTAGGACTTTGTCCAATAGATTTAAACTTAGATACAAGTCCTCTTGGTTCTAATAATTCATTTATAGATGGTGTATGACCATATTGTCTATTTAACCAATACCTTGTATTAGAATCAAATAATTGCCCTGTCTCAGCATCAAAAAGTATTCCCTTTCCTTGGTCTAAAGGAATTTTAGGACCAAGTTTAGGAACTCTTTTATAAAGAAAATCTTCAGCACGACTTATTCCTAAATCTTTTCTTAAGTTACTCATCTTATGAGAGACATCTTCAAAAGATCTACCTGGCACAAGTCTATCTGCAACATTAGCTGTATAAAACTCATCTGCTTTAGTAATAGGATTATATCTACTTAATAGTTTACTTTCACTAACTGCTTCTCCAAGATATGTAGGTGCTGAAGGTTTTATAAAATTACCTACTTTAGAAAGAAGTCCAGTTTCTACAGACTCAGCTATGATGGGTTTTAATAAATTATATCCAGCACCAACTAACTCACTTGCTCCTGTTATATAACCTGCAGCTTCTAAAGATCCCATTATATGATCTACAGATTTTTGTTGTCTTTCTCCCATGAAGTTGGCAGGTTCTCCTGTATATGTCATGTTAGGATTTACAGCAGACGTAGTTCCTGTTTGTTCATCATATACAACATTAGGCATATTGCTAACTGCTTGCTGAGTAAGTGTTTTTCTTCTAGCTTCTGATTCTTTTGTAGTAGCTTGTCCTTGATTTATAGTTGCTTGATTACTAAATTCTCCAATATGGAAATTTTGTCTGTGAGCTCTATCTGTAGCTTCTTTTACTTCTTGACTTCTAGTTTTATATGGAGTTCCTACTGATTTTTTTTGAGGATTGAGTACAGTGTTTATTGTATTTTTAAATGCATTAGCTTGTTCTGGAGTTTGACCAGAAGCATTTACACAAACACCAAATGCATTTTTAGTAAAATAAGGAGGACACCCATCCATAATAGAACCACCTGGACCATACTTATCTAACCGTTTACCATTCTTACTAATACTCTTTGGTTTCCAATCTAGTCCATTTTGATAATAAGTCATACCATTCTTTGCAACTGTAGATTGATTACTATTATTTTTAACAACATCCCTATTTAAATTTCTTAGCTTTTCTGGATCATTTCCTATAATTTCAAAAAGCTGTTTTATATTCCAATCAAAGTTGGGATCAAGTTCTTTACCTTTTTCTTTAGGGGTTGGTCTACTGTTAAAGTCATCCATTATTTCCTGCATGTCTTCTGTAGTGTATTCTTTATTAGGATCTATACCATATCTCTTTCTAAACTGATATAATCTAGCTAACTTTTCATCTTCATTTACAAGATCATAATTTTCATATGGATCTAATAAATCATTCTGCGCAAGGATATTTGGAATATCTTCTTGTGGAGCTAAATTACTTAAACCATGTAATTCTTCATGAAGAATATTTGAAGTTTGTATACCAGTAGGATCAGAACTAACATCAACAATCGGAGTGTAGTTATTAGGATAAAATCCATAAATACCATATGCCTCTCTTGTTCTTAATAAATCAGGATCACCCTCAACTTTTAATTTTTGTAAAGCATCAAGTCTTTTATTAGCAAGATCTGTAAACTTTGGATCTTTAGCTCTTCCTGTATACCAATTTTGTAACCAATCTTTTGCAGCAGATTCACCTTCTTCCATACTTTGTACTTGAGGTGTTTCTGTTATATTAACTCCAGTTTGTGCTGAAGGCCTTGTCTTCTTTGCATAAGGACCATTAGAAGGAGCACCTGTACGTGCATACATGAATCCTGTAGAACCAGGAAGAGAACCACCCATTGCATAATAAAGAGGAGAAGGTCTATTAACTCCAGATGTATATCTACTTGCATCTAAATGCTCAGGTCTATTAGGTTCTTCAGCAAACAGTCTAGAATAATAACTAGGACCATATGTAGAAGCTGTTTGTTTAGATGGTTGATACCCAGCATCATTAGTCCAGTTACCGCCATAGAATCCATCTACACCATGATAGTTAGATTGGTTACTAAATGTAGGATGATTTGGTTTTTTCCATGTATCAGTTCCATGATTATCTTGATCCATCTTTTTATAATCACCAGACTTCCAAAAACCTTGTACATCATATGCACCCTTGTCCATCATAATATCTCTACCCTGTCTTTCAGATTCTTTAGCTACCCATTCATTAAACTCTTTCTGTTCTTTTTTAGTTAATGATGTATTGAATCTATCTGTATACATCATTTCAGGATCTTGTTCTGGTAAAAAAGATAACCCTTCCTGTGCCTGTAGAATATTACCACCATATTTTTTCTTTTCTTTTTTTCTTTTACTCAAATCGTAATAAGAACTAATATTTGAATTTAAATTAACATTAGCTTTACTATCTCTTTCTCTAAGTGTTTGCACAAAAGCATCTCTTTCTTCAGCTGTTGCAAATCCTCTATCCACACCTTGTTGTGTATCATAATCTGTATATCCCACCATATAAGGACCAGACATGTTTACATTTGGAATATTTAGTTTAGGAAATGTTCTTTGTTGTATCTGCATTCCTTCAGAAGGTTCTCCCATAGGAAGTTTAGTAGCAGGTACAAATGGTCTTGGTTTTAATGTAGGTTCTGGTTTAGGGATTGGTTTGTCAAATACAAAAATATCTCCAGACATTCTTCCTGTTTTGTTACCAACTTTAATAGTAGGATTTTGTGGTGTTTTTGGTTTAGGTTTTTGTGGAGTTTCTTCTTTTTTCTTTAAAGCAGGAGGAGGAATTGGTTGAGAAGTTTTTTTACCATATTTATTATTCCACTCTATCTTTTCTTTAGGAGTTCTTAAAATATATGGTTTAACTGCAAGAGGATCATATCCATAAAAACTTACTTGATCTCCAAAAAGAATATTTGATTTCCAACCATTACCTCTATCTATATTTTCAAAATTATAATTTATTGTAGGATTTATTCTTGTATCATATCTTGCAAATGGAGCATCTAAATCAAGAATAGTATTTGCAGATTCTCTTTTTCTATATTGATATGGATTAAATCTTCCATAATATTCAGACAGTTTAAAATCTTTATCACCAAGACCTTCTCTACTATATAAACTTGATCTATTGGTAGTAAAAGGAAAAGAGTTTTTTAATCTTTCTTTTACCCGATTTACATCATCCATATTAGACTTTGTAATATCACGAGAAGTTTTATTAGGAATAATATCAGATCCAGTATTTTTATATTTTTTCTTATTCCCATAATAGTCTAAAAGAGCTAATGTATTATTATAAAGAACAAGACTATCTCCTTCTGTAGGTTCTGGAATGATCTTACCAAACTGAGCTTGTGGTATATATCCACCTTCTTTAAACTGTCCACCCCATGCAGGAGAAAAATCTCTACCTACATTACTATATCCTTCTCCCATCCATTCCTTAGGAGCAGAAGAATATCCTTCATTAGCGTTTATTTCTTCACTATATTTATCTAACCAACCTTTTTGCTTAGCCATTATTTGTAAGAGATTTGAGATGGAACAATAATGAATTGAGAGACTAAGTGTGCATCACTTCTATTATCAAGGATGTGTCTCACTCTAAGATCTTTTGCTCTTAGGGGTTCCTTTTTAAATGAACGTTTACCATAGTCCATATTTACTTGATTTACAATTTTATCTATAGAAAGACTCTCACAACTTGTTATAAATAGTGGGAGAGATTTGTTTTTAACCAATCCCCAGAAAGTGTTGTATTGATAGAAGTTATCACTCTTAGTGTAGGTTATGGTTTTACTTTCTGTGCTGTATATTGGATAGGATAGATAGGTGTTTAGATTGTGCATTGGTTTAGCAACAAGTTCTAATACACCTGTAGACTGTTGTCCATTGTATAGAACAGCTTTGTTAAACCATCTATCATCTGTTTCTATTTTAGCATTATCATTGAACACACCATCAGGAATATTAATGTATTTATATGCCTTTGTATAATCTTTTATATTCTGTAAGATTTCATCTTGGAACTTATATGAAAAAGGATATTCTATTATGTATGGTTCTACTGTTCCATAATAGTAGTTATAGTTTACAATGTCTGTAAGGTGTCTCCAAATACATCCTGTATTAATTTCTTTGTATTCGATAGTAGTTAGCTGGTCACGTGTGAGTTGTGTTACACTGATGTATTTTGTTATTTTACACTTTCCTGTAGATTGTAGAATTATTACTTTTACATTGTTTCCAACACTATAAGCCACTCCTAATATAAGCTTTGATTTAGGTACATCAGTGGCAATAACATTTCCTTGATCATCCGTGATTGTGAATGGTCCAAGAAGTCTATTACTACTAGAAGTTAATCTTATAAGAATTGTTTGAGACATATTATAATTGTTTTGCAAAGCCTTCTAATCCACATTTATATTGAACTGTTGTAGATGTGGTGGTTGTTGTAATTATTGGTTTGCTTGTTGTTGTTGTTGATGTGGTTGCAGGAAGCTCATTTACAGCAATAGCTTCAAGATCATCACAACACCCATTCACTCCTGAATAGAAGAAGTTATTCTCAGCTATATAAAAGTTAGGAATATAACTGTGGAATGAAATCCAACTCTTTGTATTAAAATTAAAAGAAAGAGTCCATGATTTGTTACAGAAGTATTCAGGATCTGTAATCTTAACCACTGTTCTTTTTATAATCGGTGTACAATTTCTATTTGCCATTTTAATTTTTTATTATATTATAATACAAGGACTTGGTTCAGCTGCTCCATTTACCACTTGAAGACTATATACATGTCCTACTATTGGTGTAAATGATAATGTTACACTTGGAGTGTATGTAGGAGTAGCTCCAATATTATTTACATAATATATTTCAGTGCCTGTAGTGCTATCACAAAGTCTAAATTTAACTGGTTGACTACCACCGCTTTCCCATGTTATAGTTAAATTATATGGAACTATAGGAAGACTAACTGCTCCAGAGTTAGATGATGACAGTGTTTCATTAATTAAATATGCAGAAGTTGCAAAGTTTTGAAGTTGTATAGTTGCGGTGATGCTTCCAAAACTATTAAACTGCCAATAGAAAGGTGCACTTGGTATTGCAATAGTTGTACTTGAACTAGTGGTAGAACTTGTACTAGATGTAGAAGTTGATGTACTACTACTTGATGTTGTGGTAGTAGTTATTGGGATACAATCTATCTCTTCCTCTATATAAAATTCTTTTGTTTCAGGATCGTATTTAATATCTTTAGATAGAGGTATGTAGTCAAGCTTTGATATAATAACACGATCAAATTTAGAATCAAATACACCATGTAGACCTATGCCATTGAAGTGATTATCTACATCAACATTAGGAAAATGTCTTAAGATTTCAAATGCAAGATGATCTGTAAAGAACCTATTCATACCAGAACCAAATGCAGAAAGATCTGTAGCTTGATTACCAGCTATTAAAAACACTTGCCCTCTCTTAGCATCAACAGAGATTTGTCCTTGAGGAATCTTTAATAACATCTTGTTCTGACTTCCTACATATCCAAGATCTGTTTCAGCAAAATCTATTGGAGGTGAACTCTTGAACAATGTATCATTACCAAGATAGGCAGCTTGAGGATTACTTGTATTTATAGTTAGGAGAGTGTTGTACAAAAGACTCTTGTTCTCAAACCTAGCAAGGATAGCTCTGTTCTGAATACCATCTAATGATGTAAGCTTGCCATAGTTTTGAGGAAAATCAAAAGATGCAATAGGACGATAGATTAACCAACTGTTCACTCTATTATCAGCATTTGCACTTTGTGCTTCAGAATATATTGCTCTGAAAGGATAGTTTGTAAAACAAAGCTGTTGTTTCCAATCCTGAGGAAGATGTGAAAAAAAGTTTTCTTTATTCTGCTTAGAGAATGTTACGTTATAATAATATGTATTGTCTTGAAGAATTGTAACAAAGCTTTCTTGTAACCAATCATCAGGAATATCTGTATTCACGTGAGGCCAGAAGTCACCTTCTTTATTATTAAATGCTTGTCTAAGATCTGTATTGTAAGATGTTTCACAATAGAAGTTTGGAATACCATATGCAAACAAATAGAAATACCCATTGTAGAATGTTCTATTTGGATTATTTGCAGGGGGTCCAGGAAGCTGACTGTTTGGACAATCAAAATTATTAGCCTTATATGAAATTATATTAGGTAAAAGTCCTCCTGTAGCACCAAAATCTGATAGAATAGATCTTGCAGAGTGCCAGTATTTAGGATAGGCAATATTACCAATCTCATCATAGAATATATCTGAATCATCAGGAGCACCCACTCTATTGTCTATAAAGAAAGGAAGCTTTGTTTTAAATGCAAATCTGCTGATGAATGTATCACCACCAAAAAAGATTTCTGATTCAACATTTGGTATATTGATTAAGCTTCTTTGGAATCCTGTATCTAATGTTTCATAAGAATACATTTGTCCCCATTGACTAACTGCTATATTCTTTATAGATGCATAATAGGAAACTACCGATATATCTGTTTGTTGTGCTGGGGTTGCACACACATTTGAGGATGATATTGTAGATCTTGATTCATCTGTTACAAAGCTTATTCCTCCTGGAGCAATACTTGGTGTTTTATCAGGAAAGGGTAGTGGGTCTATTGATTCTTTTGTTTTTAAATAAACAGAAGATTCTCTATTCCAATTATTCACAACGTGGTTGTCTCCTACAGATTGTACACCAGGAATTATATATTGTGCAATGTCTAATGGTCTTTGTTTAATACCAAGATTATTATCTATTGTATCATTGTAATTATAATCTGCTATAGAGTTGTATGAATAAGCATAGTTTCTTCTTGTTATTCCATTTATATAGATTGTAAGATAGGCTTGATATGCAGCAAACATTGCTTGTGCACTCCAAGGAGATGTATATCCAGCTAATGAATTTGATGCTCCTAAAGCATCTTCTTGAGCTTCTTTTGTAAGAAGTTTGTACATTGCATTTTTCTTCACTTCTACAAAGTGAGCTCTACCTCTTCCAAACATTACATTCTCAAGCTTTAAATAATCTCCTAAGAATGGCTGTCCAAAAGATGTTTCAGGTGAATTAAACACATGTCTATATTTGGAATCAGTTGTATTAGAATTTATAGGGAGTGGAACTTGTTCTGCACAATCATCAGTTCCAATTGTACTATAATATTCATTAATTTGTCCACATCCATTACAATTCTGATCTATTACACATCTAACAATTGTTCCATGTTTAACTTGAATAAACTGCACACCATAATATGGCCACCCATCAATAAACCTACTTTCAGTTTGTCCATATATATTTGTCCACTCTGCTCTCCAACCAGCACAAAATGGTGTAATAGAATTAACACCAACTCTCCAAGAATCATACTTTGCATATGAAATTAGTCCTTCACCGTATGACATTATAGGAAAACCTATAGAACAAATTTGATCTCTATCTCCCACTTTGTAATATTTTTTAGTGGCTTTTCTATTTGTATTAATATCTGTGTATTCTACTTCAGCATAAGCTGGGCCTCCATAAATATCTGGTTCTATTTTAGAAATTATTATTCTATATGAATTTGCTAATTCTACCCATGCATTATTTGTAACATTTAAAAAAGGATCATCTCTAAGATCGTTATATGGATAGTTTGGATAGTAGTAGTCTGTTCCTTCTCTATTATACTTTCCTACATTTCTCAAAATCCCTTTAGCAACAATAGATTTGTTTGTTCCTCTGTTTCCTCTTATAATCTTGTATGCAGCAATATCATCTTTTTGCTCTTGTGTAAGATTTGAAGTTTCTATTAATGTTGCTATTTGAGTTGAATCTATTCTAACACCAATTGGAAACACAGCATCATTACCCATGGCCATACCACCTGATGATGTAAATATTTTAGATTCAACTGCTGGGCTTACAGCAATATCTGGAAACTTATGATGTCTTATTGGTTTTCCAGATAGTTCTCCCCAAACAGCTTCATTACAAGGATAGAGCTCTGTTGATTCCCAATATGCAAATCTTCCATATTCCCATGGACCTTTATAATCTACTGCTGAGGATTTTGAAGAAGATGGTCCTATTATATTAGCTGTATTGTATATCTTCCAATAAGGACTATATCCAACACTACCTTGGTAGTATTCAGGATCTCCTATAAAATCAGGATTTGTATCTGGAATATCTGGGCTTGAAATCTCATTATAATTTTTTGTTCTACCAGGAATATGAAAACCATCTGTTTGTTTACCATTCCTTAATAAGAATACAATTTCAAATGCATACACCTCATCACGCATGTACCCACGTAGATTTGTAGCATTCAACTCATCTGCATAGTTTTCTGTAGCAGGGATTCTATAACTCTCCCACAATAAAGAGATTTGATTTGCTATTGATTGATAGTTGATTCTATCAATAGATGTAAGGTTGTCCCATACAAGTAGGTCTTGAACAGCTGTAAGATCTTGAGCTATTTCATAATAAGGAAACTTTTCAAACACATCTGCAATAGCCAAGCGTATATTTGTTACGTTCTGACCAGTGTAGGTTATTTGTAAAGTGGTATTACTAATGTAATATGTTCCTGTAAGTTCTACAGAAGTGATGTCATTAACTGTTTTGATTACAGCAAGATTGAAATATTGAAACTGTCCTGTAGCATCAAGATTACTAACATTAACCACAATAGACTTACCCACCTGATAGTTAAAATTAGGAGTGGTGAGTTGAGGGTTAGCAATAGGTGTGGGGTTTGTTACAGAATAATATGAAGTGTAAGGATTACCATTTGGATCTGCATATTGAATAGCAAACTGATATGTACCAGCAACAAGATCCCCCCCTGTAGTTATATCAATAATATCTAATTGAGGAATATTGAAGTTTGGTTGTAGCTTTAATTGATTACAGTCAACAGTTGTTGTATATTCAGGATCACATAGCTCTGTTCCTGGTTTAATGATGTAAGGGATGTTTCCAAGATCTAAATATCTTCTTGGGTTAAAACCATCTGTCCAATAAATTTCTGTAGTGCAATTTGTAATCTTATGTACAATCTTATGTATAGGATGGTTTACATTAAAGTTTAAACAAGGAGCATCTATATAAATGCGATATTCACAATCATTATTATCCATATATCCAATCTGTGATTCTCCTGTATTAGGATTTACAATAAAGAATATATGTTTGTTTTGCTCATTGATGAAATGTTCTCCTATTAACTGAAATCCTGTAGGAAAACTCAAACAGAATTCATTACCAGGTTCATTTTGATAGTTGATAGAATTAGAATCAAAGTTTTCAACAGCAGCATTTAATGCATATGTAAGAGCACCTTTAGGAACCTGATTAATGGAATTATCCATATTCATTCCTACAGATGCTGTATTATATTCAGGAGTGATATTACCTTGTTGTTGTTCTTCTGCCATTTGTTAAATTAATTATTACGTCTCCAGCCATACCTATTAGTTCTATTAGGAAGCTCATACATATTAAATCTGTTAAGATCATTTTTAATTCTTCTTTGCTTATCCCATGCAGTTTGTTTCTTAATTTCAATATCTGCCATTATGAATGCTTCTTCAGATAGTTGTTTGTAATAAACAAGCTTTGCTTGAATTTGTTGGAATGTTTCATCAGTTAACTGATTAGACAACATTTCAAACACTTTGTATTTAATAAATGCTTCAACGTATTCTCTTATACGGTAGTTATCAGGAATCATTTGATTTCCAATATCATCATATTCTGTAGCGTAGAATATCAAATTAACAACACCATTTCTAAAATTAGTGACAAACTTATTATCTCTAACATCAAATGAATCTGCAGCAGATGAACCAAGATTTGCACAATCTAATGTACAGTTTGCTCTTACAGAGATGTTTCCTGGTTTTAATAGATATTGTCTATGATAGGTTCTATTAACTGAATTATTTGTTTTATATACAGCCTGAATCAATTCTGGCATACATTCAGGACATCCTGTTGTACATTCAACATTTGTACAAGCCACTCCTCCAGAAACTACAGGACTCACTTGTATTGTTGTTTGTGAAGCTGCTTGAGAATAGAATGAATTGGCTGATTGATAGGGATAACCTGCAACATCTGTACATAACCATGCTTCTCTTACAGCAAAGAAGTTATCTGGAAGCCTTGCTTCAAAATCATTTATATGAAGAATTGTTTCAGAAATTACATATGTTGTTCTTCCCAACTTTCTTAAACACTTGTCAAGATAGGTGGGGAACATAAGATCATCTACAGCACCTGTATCAAAGTAACTCTTAAGTTCTTCCTTCACTGTAGCATATACAGGATCAGGAGAAACAAAATTATATTTATAGTAATAACTCATATCAATTGTTTTTTATTTTAATGCTTCCACTCTCTATAGAGGTGTTGATATTTGTCATTGGTTTTTATATAGTGGGAAAGAAGTCTTGATGTTGTACGTGATGGTTTGAAATACCAAAGCATAGAGTGTTTAAGTCTTACAGCTTCTTTAAACCACATCCAACCAAAAAAATATCCTTCTGTATGGTAGTTGAAATTATATATTATTTTTCCTTTTTCTTTTGTCTTTTGCCAGTCTATAGGAAGATTTATAAACTCATCATTCAATCCCTTCTTCTTTCTTCTCTTCTTTTTATTAATTGAAAACTCTCCAAACCCAAAAGGAAGTTTAGCCTTTTCTCCAGTTTCTAATATGTAGATTTTGAAAGCCTCATTGAATGAATAAATAATATTTCTCCATTCATCAAATGTTAATTTTATGGAAGGATATTTTTTACAAAAACTTTTGTAATTATCTCTACTTGCACTTCTCCAATCAACTGCTACTCTAGCCATTTATTAGTTTGTAGGTTTTGTATTAGGTGCTTGTGAATCAACACCATCATCTGTCATATCTGTTTTTAATCTGAAATATGTAGCAAGAAGTTTTTGTGATGTTAATTCCAACACTTGTTTTTCCAGATATCCTGGAACATATGATTCTTTATCTAATGGGTTTTTGCACCACTGCTCATCTGTAGGTTCATTAGATCCACATCCACATTCAGGATACATTAATTCATTTTGTACATCTTCCTCAAACAATGCAGATAGTCTAACAGCTTTCATCAAAGGATTACTTATATATAGATAATCATTGTGAATCCAATAGTAGTGTTCATTCTTTATAATAGGAAGTTTTAAAAGATTTACATATCTATTGATAGTGATTTCTTTAAACTTTGTACCAACACCACTCATTGCATTTATAGAATACACACCTTGAATAAGGTATTGATAGTTCCCTTCAGTGATTCTTGGGAGTTTAAATCTACTTCTTCCAATTGTACAAGGATCAACATATTCACAACATTCTGAAATAGAAACTTCCACCATCTCTAAACAAGGGATGGTGGTAAATAATGTTGAGGTTGCCCAAAGTTTTCTTAAGTTTGTTTCTCTTTTAATTAATAAGAGAGCATTATTTTTAATCTCAGATGCAATAGCACGATCTGTTACTAAGCTATCTGTTGATAGTAGTTTGTGCATTGAACGCACATCTGAAACTAATTTTCTTAATATTGACATAGGTATTATATTCTTGATTCATATTCTCCGATCTTCCCAAGTAGAACATCGTAGATGAGAACAATTCCTGCTCTTATTGAATTTACAAAGTTATTATCAGCATGCCATCTATCAGTTCCTGATAAAGAAGGCATTTGTTGTATTCTGACACCTTTTATTTCTTTGGCCATATAGTGATGTTTATCACCTGTATGCACCTCTCTATATTTACAACTTCCAAATTTGAAAGAATCTTTTCCTGTAGCAAACAATAAAGGAAGATCATCTATCTTACAGTTACCATGGTGATATCCAATGAATGTATTTCCTAATACAACAGACTTAGTCACTGAATGTTCTCTTTGGAATTTAATTTTAGCATTGTTTGAAAAGAACACTTCTAATGCATGTGCTAAGTAAAAAGACTTAGTGCGATCATGATTACCTTGTACTAACACCACTTCAACACTATAACACACTTCTTGTAAATAATTGATTGCCTGCACTAAAAGATCAAACCCTTCCTCATATTCATGATCATATCCTGTAAGTACATCTTGAGGAGTACCTGCTGTAGTTTGATTTTGGTAGTTATCTGTGTGAAAGAAATCATTTGATATTGGAAAAACAATCTTGTTAATTATAAAGTTTGATCTCACCTTATCAACAAGATCACACAATACATCTAAATATTGTTCTTTCTTTTCTCTTATAGTTTCTCCTTCTAATGTTTTCTTTGCTAAATGGAAATCAGCTATAGACACCTCAATATCAACCACTTGCACAAACTCAGCCTTTCTTTCAATCTTAACAACTTCTGTTTTATTAGGAACATAGTTTTCTAAAAACTTAGCAAAGTCTTCAGGAGAATAATCTTTTGCTTGTTTTAATGTTGCAAATACAGAACTTGTAAACTTACCATTAGATTTTTGCTTTGTCCAGTAGTTTGATATTTTGTATTTATCTAAGTTTATCTTATGTAATCTTGCAAGCTCAATATCGTCTTTAGGTTCAAATGAAGTTTCTATTGTAGATTCCATTGTTCCTTTCTCATTATTCACCTTAACAACTAATTCCTCTAGAACATCAATATAATGTGCCACCTCAGCATCATCCCTCACTCTTTCTTTGTTTCTTAATTCTTTTAATAACTCATCCACCATTTCTTCTGTCACTCCTAGTTTCTCAGCATATACTTTCTTGCTTTTCTTCCAATGGAGCATTTGTTCCAACTGTTGTAACAATCCCTGGTTTAATGACATGTATAGTTTTTTTGGTTAAAATTAGACTAAAGGTAGATTTTTATTTTAAATATACCAAATTATTTTAACTAACATAATTATATAGTTTAACCAAACTGGTTATAAAAAACCCCAAATGTGGAAACATTCGGGGATACCCTGTAAAACCAATAAAACAGGATTTTTAACTTATTTGTAAATCTACATAACTTAAACAGTTTCCTGTTGATTTCACTCTTATTATAGATGTTAGTGTAGGAACTACAGTTGATGTATATCCTGTTAAAAGAGCTGTTTTACCAACACCACTTTCAAACGGTGATGAATAGTTATTTACATCTGAAAATAGATTAAATATAGGACCTGTATCTATATCTGCTATTGTTAATTGTATTAATACATTCATATATTAAAGTTTAAAATTGTATCCACGATGTACCATTATAGTATTCCATCATATTAACTTGAGAGTTATACCCCATCTCTCCACTATTAGGAGAAAGTGGTCTTCCTGCATTGTCCCATCTTGCAGGCATTATTCCTCTTGTTGCAAGTCTTTGATCTATAGACGATGTGAATATAGTGTTTATTGCATCTATTCTAATTCTACCATCGTTTGAAGAGTCTTCATCTAGCACTATCCTTGAAGAGTTTTGTGCAAATTCTATTACAGGATAGTCACCATCTATTCTTGATCCATTAGCCCATATTGTTGGACCTACACCACTAGATACAAAAACCCAACCATCAGAACCAGGAGTACCGCTTATTGTAGAAGTAGCCATACCTACAGGAAAAACATCACCAAATTCTAATGTTCTTAATGTATATACATTTCCAGGGATCCATGTGGGAAATCCAGGATCTGCACCACTATACCAAGAATCTATCCAATTAGGATTAGCCACTCTTTCATCAAAATAATGTGCAATAGTTGTTGATTCTCTACTTACAGCGTGTATCTCATCTATCACTTGGAAGTTATTTGCTGGATTGAATATTATCCAAGGATGTGCTGCTATCCAATTAGCTTGAGCATTATATGCAGGACTATTGTAGTTTGTCAACCACAGAGCTGCTGAACTTTTAAATGATATAATTCTTGTGAATGATCCTGTAGGAACAGTTGAAAATTGATCTCCTGTTTGAAATAAGTTTGAACTACTTGTAAATGCAGCATAGCTATATTTACTTGAATCTGATCCAGTGAACAATAATTGATTGGTTCCAAGAGTGATGGTTGTTCCTGCTGTAAGATTTCCTCCAAGCTTTATATTGTTTCCAGTTTTTGTAAGTCCATTATCTGCTGTAAGAGCGGTCAGTATGTTTGTAGCCACTCCTGAATATCCAGATGATGTAATTACACCAGATGGATCAATTGTTAAGAATGTTGAAGGTGAAGTGGTTGTTACTAACCCTGTAAGAGATAGTGTGTTTGTTGCTGATGTAACTAGTGTTGTAGGAGTTGATAAAGTTCCTCCTAAATTGATTGTTCCTGAGGAGAGATTAAGACCATTTCCTGCACCTGATACAGTTCCAGTTTTTGGTACAAGATCTACATTGTTTATACCATTAGCATACCAATATTCTTGAATAGGATTGCTTCCTACTTTAATACCTACAGTGAGTCCTATATAACGTTGATATGTTGGAATAGCTGTATTTGCATTTGATGTAGTTGCATAAAATCCTGTTACTCCTGATATATTAGTTCCAAATCTAGCATCTGCAGGTTTGGGAGCTCGTACATCTATATTATCATTTAGTATTATTGACATCTTTTATTATTTATTGATTTTAAAATGCTTCCATTGAAAGTTTTCTCCATCCTCCACCAGAATAAACACCTAATGCACTATTTGTTGTATCGTATACAATAAGCCCTTCTGCAGGAGAAACAATAGCTAATCTTTCAGATTGTGTCATTCGTGGTGGTAAGAAACCTTGTGTTGTAGAATCTATTTGAACCTTTGCTGATGTACTTGGACTAGTTGTACCAATTCCCACTTGTCCAAAAAAAGCAGTTTTACCAGAACTTGAATTAAAAGCATTATCTCCACTTGTATTCTCAAAAGCAATGTGTGTAGATGTATTTAAAGATGTAACTGTAGGGTTATAATATATACCTCTTAAAGTTCCAGTACCCCAAAGATTACCACTAGGTTCTTGAGAATATTCTGGATTAATAAGTAATTGAGTTATAGGAACAGAATTAGGTCCAGTTGGAGATACATTTCCTTTAATGACCATTGATGCTGTTGGATTCCAAGGAAGAACATCTAAACCATAAGTGTGACCAGCATCAAAAAGATAATGCTGACCCCCAGGATTTGTTAGCCTAAATGTTGCTAGTCTATTTGAAGCTGCAAAAAAATCTAAACCACCACCATAATTATCATACGGATATATTCCTGTTTTAGTATTAGTAACTGATACTCTTATTCCAGTGTTAGTATATATTTCTCCATTTACTTCTAACTTATTTACTGGAGTATAGAAAGAAGATGGAGCATATCCAATTATTGTCTTACCTGAACTAGAGTTTAAGTAATTATCTCCTGTTGTATTTTCAAATGCTATGTGAGTTGTTGGAGTACCTGTTGTATTGTTTGGATTGTAATAGATTCCTCTTAGTGTATTTGTTCCTCCTGTTATTGTTATTTCAGGATGAATATCTAATATAGTATGATTATTTGTTCCTGTTGAATAAACAAATTGTGGTGTAAATGTTACAAGAGATGCAGGATTTTTTGCTCCTCCTAAAGCATCACTGTAAGTAAAATTAATTATATTATCATTATAAGAAACAAATGGAGCAAGACCTGCAATACCATTACCTATTAATAATTTTCTTTCTGATGAAGCACCAAATAAAGAAATAGCCGAAGATGCTGATGTAGAAAGAATTATTGCATTTTTATTAGTGCCATCTTCATTTGTAAATCTTGCATAGTTTGCTTGAGGAGTAGCTGTATTAACAACATCTAACTTATATGCAGGAGTTGCTGTTCCTACACCTACATTTGTACCATTATCAAATATTTGAGAATCTGCAAGAGTTGTAGAAGCAGACCATTTAGGAACATAATTTTCTGTACCAGTTCCTCCTACATAGGGAATAGTGATGTCTCCTGTAGAGGCATCAGCAAATATAGTACTGTTTACACTTGCTACTAGTGTTGCATTTTGGTTTGGAAGAACTAGAGTGTTGTTGTTTGGAACTGCAGTGATTGTTAATGTTCCAAGAGTGTCATTAGTAAACTCTATCATATCAGATGCAATAACTACCTCATCATTTACAGAAGCTATGGCTATTGTATCATCAACAGCTGTAACAGAAGTTCCTGCTGATACATTTGTTACATTAAATTCTCCTCTTCCAACATTTGTTGTTAAGTTTCCATCTAAACTTTCTAAGTTAATATCATATCCTGCAGAAGTTTGATCTGGGGTGACTGCTAACACTTGTTCTAATGTAGGGGTGCTTGCAGGAATTGATGCTAGATATTCTGTAAGAGCTTTTAAAGAAGCATATTTTGTTTCGCTGTTTGGATCAGATGTAATTGATGAACCACTTAAGACTTTATTAGCAACATTCTCAGGAATAAATCCAAGCCCTGTATCTAGTATATCCCAGTCAGCATCAGTAAGAACTCCAGGATTATCTACTAATGCTCTTACACTTGCTCCTATTCCCACTTCTGTTGTATTCAAAAATCCAGGAACAGATATAAACCAAATGTCTCCTTTCACAATAGCACCTGCAGGACCACTTCCTCCTGTTGTAGGATAGTTTCCTGGAGAAGGAGATGCTGCAAAATTACCTCTATCATCTAATAGTCCTGCTACATTAGCATCTACATATGTTTTTACTGCTTTTACAGAAGGATATTTTGTATCACTTGCTTGATCTGTAATAACATCTGTTGATATATTTGTTGTAAGCTGTGTAGGAGTTGTTACTGATATAGTTGGGTTTACAGTTCCTGTAATATTTATCCCTGTTCCTGCAGTGATTCCTGTAACAGTTCCAGATGTAGTTTTTAAAACAAGAGTTAATGTACTATCAAACCACCATTCTACAATAGGAGTGCCAACACCCACTGTAAGTCCTACATATCTTTGATAGTTAGGAATACCTGCAAGAGCTGCAGCAGTTGTTGTGTATGGACCAAATCTATCATCTGTAGGCTTAGGTGCTCTTGTATCTACATTATCATTTAATATTATTGCCATAATTATTATACATTTCTAAATTCAATATTACCATTAACAATTGTTGTAAAATTACTCACATGAGTTTTAAAAGAAATACCACTCCAGTATGAATTTGGACTATTTACATTCACTGTTTGCACTGCACCAAAAAGATCTGTAGGAGCTCCTATGTTTCCATTATTTAAAGCAGTGTTGAACCATTTTGTTTTGGTAGTATTAACTGCAAGATATGCCACCCATAAATATTGAGCAGAAATATTATTGTATGGAACTGTGATTGTTCCAGATGCAGGAAGTAAGATTTTGTTAGCAGTTCCTCCAACTATAGCAGATGCAATTTGGGCAGGACTAAGTTGTGTATTTGCTACTCCCCAGAAAATTGGATAGATTCCATTAAATGTTATAGAAGAGCTTGATGTACTACTAGCAGCCTGTGGTGTATTTATATTAGTACCAGCAGTTCTAGTATCAGCTACACCATCACTTTGTAATTTAGGAAGACCAGCATTATAACTTCCTGTAAACTGATATAAAACAGTAGATACTGCTTGTGCAGTTATTGGAGCAGGAATAGTGAGAGTTTCTGTATATTGAGGAGCAGTATATGATTCATTAGGACTATTAGGATCTGCAAACCCAAACTCTGTACCAAATGCTGCAAGTGTTGTAACAGTAAAGCTTGAATATGTTGTAAGAGATGGAGAAAGACTATTTATAGATTTCACTAAACTCATAGAAGTGAATGCTCCACCATCCCATGTATTTCCTACACCTGTTGCAGCAATACTTACCACTGCACCAATCTCATAATATGTAGCAGGTGTTGGTGTTAAAGTCATTGTAACTGTAGGAACAATATATGTAGGAAGTCTTAATGGAAATAATATAGCATCTAACACTTGCACTAATGTAAGTTGACTCCAATTAGCAGCTGTATTAGGTGCTGCACCTCCCACCTGAACTGATACTGATGCAGGATTAACAAGTGTGTTATATAATGTAGAAAGATTTGTTTGTCCTGGGTTTGTCCATACAAGCCCTACATTATTCTGTAAAGTGATTTGTTGACCTAATGAAGTGGGTGCAATCTTTCTAACAACTCCTGTTGATGTTTGTGTAAGTAGAAAATCAGGGGTAGTAGATTCTGTAGGAAGATTAGTTATAAGTAGAGCATTTCCATTGGTATTGATTATAGTACTACTTTCTATTAGTGTACCACCAAGTTGAATGTTATTACCAGTTTTAGTAAGACCATTGTTTGCGGTGATGCTAGCTGCTGAACTATTTGCAATAGCAGCATCCACTTTTTGAAAAGCTACACAAAGATTATCAAGATTATCTATTCCTGTATTAGGAAGAGCTGGACCATAGTATAACACTCCTTCACAACTAGAAGAATTAGCTGTTATACAAGGATCTACAGTTGTATTATTGTAACAGGGAGTTCCTGGATGACATGACATAATAATTAAATTTATTTAGATTAAGGGATGTACATTATATAAAAACAACCAATTCCAGGTTGAAAGTTTGGATGTGGAAAAGATCCTCCTGCACTAGCGTTTGTTACTGATACAGTAAGAGTTGTATCACCTGTAACAAATGTTCCAGAACCACTTCTCATAGTTTTTTGTCCAGAGTCTTCTCCTGTACCTGTAGCATTTGCTCCAGTGTTATTTAACGTATGATTGTGTGGATTTGGAGTGACAGTTGCTACAGCAGCATGTGTATGTGTAGGCATTTGACTCTCAATCAATGTAATATTATTTGAACCAGCTGTAGAAGAAATTGAATAGTTTGGATTATTAAAAAAAGGATCTACTACAGGAGATAGTGGTGTAACACCGTTCATTCCTGTTGTAACACCTACTGTCACTCTACCTCTAAGATCAGGTGTGTTATTATCACCATTACATAAATATATTTTTTCCCAAATAGTTCCTATAAGACCAGCTCCTGTATTATCAAAGTTGCCTGATGTATTTCCAAAATATGGAACAGCTACATAAGGAACCATCTTGCTAGATATATTATTTGGAGGAGCAGCTTGAGCTAAATAATTTGCAATGTATGTATTTATATCAGAAATACGAACATAGTTAGTTTGTACATCAATACCAAGTGCACAAAGTTGTGTGATTACAGCTTGAAGTATGTTATGAGTTCCTGAAGAAGGAGTTACACCTGATAAACAGTTTATAACATAATCTGCTTCTATTGTATTGATTCTTGTGGTTTGTGTAGCAATAGCTGTTGCATTTGCTGTCACTTGTACTTGAAGATCACAAGCTGCTTTCACTAATGCTTCAAATAATACATTAGCTGTAATATCTCCACAAGTAGGAAGATACTTTGTAACCACTCCACAATAAGAAGTTTGAGGAATAGTAATTACAATTCCAGAACCATCTATTGTAGAAACTAAAAACCCTATCAATGTTTGTTCAACGTATGATAGAGAATCTCCATTTTTAATACCTAAAGCAGGAATATCAACTCCTGTATATCTTACACATTGATCAGAAACTATTTCTGTACAACCATTATAACAATTTGAACAACTCATTATTATCTATTTTTTAAAAGTTTAATTTTACTTCCAATTTGATTCACTGAGAAATTTCCTGCATAGTCACAATTACATGTTCTATACATAAGTATTCTTTTATAATTTAAAAGATCACTCATCACTTCTCCAGGAAAAGGCTTGTTTAAAGCAAACACAATATTATTATATTGAATGATTGCAAGATCTGCAAGCTTGTGATCAATGTCACAAAGCAATACAGAAATGTTAGAACATTCTATACATTCCGAAAGTCTTGGTGATAACATTTTTAAATTTTTATTTATTTAACTTTTTGAACGACATCCTGCACAAAGACCATTTACTAATTGACAAGCAGGCATGTGCACTGTACAATTTCTACATTTAGTTGATTGACATCCCATATTAATTAAAGTTTATAATGTAATTGTTCCCAGAACATCTACATCCATTTTTAAGAAAATTATCAAGCATTTTCTTTGCTTGATTATAAAGTTTATTAGATTCCATTATAGCACAATTATTAGCAGCTGCAATAGCTCCTTGTATAAAATAATATATACTATTCAATTCCACTTTAGCTTGTGTTTTAATAGCTCTATCACATTCCATAAAATCTAATGTCATAAATGCTTGATCAAACTTCTCTTGAAGTTGGTCCACACGCATTATTGATTTCTCAACAAAGTTCTCAAATGCAGGAGTGATAGAATACTTTAAAAAATATACACCATCTGGAAGAGGAACTTCTGCATCTGTGGGAGCTGTTATTCCTAGAGAAGCAGAGTTAAATACATTTATTGAGTTGATGTTGAATGGTAGGTTTACAGTTCCAAATCCTCCAGGAATAGTTATTTCAATATTTGGTGCTGAAGGAGTGGTTACATATGTAGATATGTCTTTAATAGATAACAATCTACTATCGTATGTAGGAACTACTAGTATATCTAATCTTAGAGATGCCATATTATTTAAAATAAATATGCCAGAGGATTTTGAGATGATCCTCTCTTTCCCCTGGCATAGGTTATATGATTTCTAATTTTCCTATTAAGGAATATTAGTTGTTGTTGTTGAAGTAGTAGGCCATACAGTAGTTGTACTAGTTGTAGTAGTTACACATGTATTACCACCTGCAGGAGAATCCAACGCAGCAACTAAAATAGCTTCAACAGTTGCAGTTAATCCATTATCTGGAACAGCTATGATAACCATTGAATCTTCTTTGATGTAGTCACCCCAGCTGTATGCTGATTTGTCATACTCATTGAATTTGATGTAGTAGGTGTTATATGTAAAACCATCTTCAACATAAGATTCAAAGTTCTCGTTGAAACCAGCCATTCTGTATAAATGCTTCAAATATCCAGCTTGGTAGCTATAGTAGTTTTTCTCTAATTGTCTCATTTCAACAGGTTGACCAGTTGCATAAGAAGAACGTTGAGTGATTACAGCTGTAGCAACAATGTTACAGTTATCAGCAACGATGAAATCAGCAGTGGTAGCAGGACCTGAGTAAACAAAAGTACGGAAATACATTCTGTCATATTCTTGAGGGAATGCAGCAACATCACATGGTTGACCATAGATGGTTAATGCCTTACCAGAAATACGTAAGATTGCATTTTCATCATCCCCAATTCTTTGGAATTGATAGAAAGTGTTGAAGCTAATGTTGTCTGGGTTGATACCAGGACCTTGTTGTTGCAATTTCAAAATGAAAGCATCAATCAAACCAGGAACATCAACAGTGGTACAAGGATCTCCACCACAATCACAGCAAGGAGCTTGAACAGTTACTGAACGAGTGAAACCATTGAAATACAATGTGTCAATGTAAGAAGAGTGAGCACGTAATGTTAAAGTTACGATATCACCACACTTAACGTTCCAGCCATCAACATCAGTCACTTGATTAGCAGCAGTTGCGCAACCTGCAACAGCATACCATTCTGTAACGTTAGTTTGTCCAGCATTTAATACACCAGAAATCTTATCAGATCTTTTAGATCCT